TGCGGCGACGCAGCAGACGCAGATAATAAAAAGTGTAGTAGCTGTTATCTAGCAGCAATGGCAGGAGAGTATACAGTAACATTACAGGCTACAAATAAAGATATAATGAAGCTAATAAAATGTACTGAGGCACAACAGGAAGCAGTCATAAAAGATATACTAGGAATCAACAAATCGTGTCCAAAACCAAAAATAACAATTGAAAAGTATATGAATATAGAAGAAATAAGGATGATACCAAAAGCTGAAGCAAACTTCGGTTTCGCAAAGGAACATGAGTATGTAGTTAGAACTGGGTATTATATAGGTAAAAATCTTAAAACTAATGAAAGATACACATTGGTTGGATATATGTATCCTGATCCACAAACACAATACGCAACATATTTGTTTGACAAAGCGTACCCTGAGAAGAATATGATTAACGACTTCGAAATGAGCGACAATATCTACGAGATGCTAAAGATATTCCAAGTTAAAGACGGGCAGACAATTGAAGATAAGTTCAATGAAATTCACAAGGACTTGGAGAGAAATGTAACTTATATTTGGGAGCGCCGCGACGTAGGAATAGCAGTTGACCTCGTATATCATACAGTATTAAACTTCTATTTCCAGGAGCAATTTATAACTAGAGGTTGGGGCGAGCTGCTTATCATCGGGGATTCAGGCCAGGCTAAAACTACACTTGTAGAAAGACTGATGAACCATTACAAACTAGGCGAACTACACTCTGGTGAGTCCTCAAGGCGTACGGGTCTAGTATATAATATGCAACAGAACAACAAGCGATGGTTTTTAGTATGGGGTGCATTCCCATTAAATGATGGCGGTCTTATAACTATAGACGAGCTATCCGGTCTTAGTGAAGAAGACCTAGCACAGATGTCCGACGTGCGTTCATCGGGTATTGCAAGAACTACAGGTGTTATAACAGCTGAAACCACAGCGCGAACTAGGGCCATCTATATATCTAATCCCAGGAATGGTAGGCAACTTAATGCTGAGACTTATGGTGTTATGTCCATTCTTAAGTTGTTTGGTAAAACAGAAGACGTTAGAAGATTAGACATAGCTATTGCGGTAGCGTCTGGAGACGTCAACCCATCGCTGGTTAATAGAAGTCTAGACGAAGTCCCTACAGTACCTCACATGTACACATCAGACCATTGTAATATGAGAGTGTTGTGGGCATGGAGCCGCAGGCCAGAACATATTAAGTTTGAGGACGATGCTGTTGCTACAATATTAAAGCTAGCAACACAGATGGGTAAGAAATATACTTCTAGAGTGCCCTTGGTCGAGGCTGCTGACCAACGTATTAAAATCGCTAGGTTATCGATAGCATGTGCATGTTGCGTATTTTCAACTACAGATGGAGAAGACGTTGTAGTTAAGAAGGAGCACGTAGAGTTTGTAGTTAATTTCTTGGATAGAATATACAGCTCCAAGAGTATGGGCTACGATAAGCTAAGTGAGCAAGAGAGAGTTAACACAGATTCATCCGATGCTAACCTTAGTAAGTTACGCGCAATGTTTGCATTATTACCACTACAAGACTTTAATGAAATGGTTAAGGTATTATACCAATTACCATTCTTTAATAGGTTTACTTTGGAAGACTATACAGGATTACCTAAGGATGACCTAAGGTTGTTGTTAAAGTTCTTGACCAACAATCACCTAGTGGAGCGCGTCAGAAGTGATTATAGACGAATGCCTATAGGTACTGAGTTTTTAGAGCACTGTATGGAAGAGCCATTCACACCTGAGGAGATTGACAAAGCTAGGAAGAGCTTTTACGCTGGCGGAGAATTTTAAGGTGGGATTAGCCGAAATCGACAATGCTGAAGGAGTGATAGAAATGATTGAAAAAATCTACAAAAACAAGTATATGGTTACATGCGACAATTGCGGAGACGGTCAGGAGTTCGACAGTTGGGCTGAGGTAATAGAATTCATGGTGGAAGAAGGTTGGAGAAAGAAATTGGTTAGAGGAGAATGGGGGCACTACTGTCCGGAATGTCAGGAAAGCGAGGGAAAGGAAGGATGAATGATATATTATTTATTCTCAAACAAGCATTAACAATTTTATGTGGCTTTGTGATAGGTATAAGTATGTGTAAAATGTGCGAGTGCATAATCGGGCTTTTTGAAAGCGTAAGAAAGCGAGGTTGAGGAAGAAGGCATTGAATAAAATCTAAAGGGGGAATAAATAATGGATGTATTAAAGTACCTTACCAATTGTAATATATTATCTACAGTCACTCAGGAAGAAGATGAAAAGGAATGGTTAGCCAATAGGACTAATGGTATTGGTGGCTCTGATGTCGGTGCTATATGTGGGGTCAATCAATACTCAAGCCCTAGATTAATTTATCTTAAGAAGACCGGGCAGTATCAAGATAGCGAAGACGAACATAGTGAGGCTGCGTTAGAGAGAATGCATTTCGGTCATATGTTAGAACCTATTGTAGCTAATGAATATGCTAGGAGAACTGGTAATAAGGTTGTAGTATCCCCAGCGACGCTTGTCCACAAGGACTATCCATGGGCAATTGCCAATGTTGATAGACTTATAGTAAATGATGAAGGTATACCATATGGTATACTGGAGTGTAAGACAGCCAGTGAATATATGGATGATGCTTGGTCAGAAGGTGATGTTCCTATAAGTTATCTATACCAATTAAACTGGTACCTATGGGTCACGGGATTAGAATACGGTGCTATAGCTTGCCTTGTAGGTGGCAACAAGTTTTACCACTACGAAGTCTGGAGGAACGATGAATTATTGAAAGATGAGATATTCCCAAAGGTTGACAGGTTCTGGAACTACCACGTTAAGAACTTGATTGAACCTGAGTTATCTGGAACAGATGCGGATTCCGAGTACGTAGCTAATGAAAACTCAGAAGTAATTAAGGGCTCTGAAATAGTTTTAGAGGATAAAACAATGAATGAGCTAGCTGCTACAGTTAAGGAATGCAGGGCAAAGATTAAAGAATTAGAAGCAATTGAGAAGGAAGCAGCTAATAGATTAAAAGACGCACTTAAGAATAATGAAATAGGGTATACTCAAGACCATATAATCAAATGGTCGCCTAGAAGTCAAAGTAGAATAGATACTACAAAATTAAAAGAGAAATATCCAGAGGTTTATGCTGACTGTGTCAAGCAGATAAACTTTAGGGTGTTTACAGTAAAATAAAGGAGGAAGCTTGCTATGCTAGATAAAATGTTACAGAAACAAAAAGAACTACAAGAGCGCTTAGGATACGACTTCAGCAGTATGACACGAGAAGAGATTACAGCCTATATAAAAGAATTCAGCATCCATTTAACACAAGAGATGCATGAAATGTTGTACCTTCTGCCATACTTCAAATCATGGAAGGACTATAGTGCAATGACTATAGAAGAATATGAGGCTGATATGGAAGAAGCAAGAAAGGAATTTATAGATATGTTCCATTTTGTGCTCAATATAGCATTGGCACTTGGTATATCAGACAAGGATATTTATTATATGTACATGGAAAAGAACGAGGAAAATCATAGGCGACAAGATGAGGGCTACACATATGATAAAAGTTACAGATAGGAGGGTCACACATGGCACAACTAAGAGTTATAGCTGGGGACAAAGCAAAACGCTTCGCCCCTGGCTGTACAGTAACAATGGATAATAGTATCGACAGATTTACAGACTTTGTAACTGTAGGATGGGATAACAATAAAGACACCGCAGTTATGGTTCAGAACGCAGATGCCATTACTTTAGGTTTTGCTTACCTAATGATTGCCAAGGCTTTTAAGGATAGCTACGACTCTCTAACAGATGAAGAGAGGTCAATAGTAGATGACACTTTGCCTAGAATTTAATAAAGGGGGAAATGAATATGAAGAATATTCAAGTATCAGTAATTAATGAGGCGCATTCATGTCCTGGTGGTATGATGATGTTTCTAGCTAAGTTAACACAGAGGGGACATCAGATTAAAAATATGGATGATTTGAAACGTCTGTACGATGATTCTATGGGCAAACACAAGACAGCTAAACATGTAGTCAAATTGCCGCATGGAAACATAAAGAGATTTGCCCCGATAATTATAGCAGTTGTAGGCGCTTCTAGAAGATTTCTTGCACAAGCTAGGACACATCATGTTGGAATTGATTTCGTATCAGCATCGCTACAGTACTCAGATTATAGTGGGAATGCTCAATTTGTAGTACCTTATGAGCTAATAGAAAAAGATAATAAATTAGGTACATCCTATGTACAAGCATATCTTGATTCCTGCGCCGCGTCTATGAAGCAATATAAAGCACTTGTAGATGCTGGTGTAGATAACGATACAGCGGGCTATCTGGCGCCGCAGGGTCTAAGAAATATCCTGATAATTCAAGGTAACCATGACGCATGGATGAATTTCATAAGGTTTAGAGCATGTAACAGAAACACAAAGGAAACCCAGTATGTAGCGCTTAGGATATGGGAGGCTCTACTGAAAACAGCAGATGGAGAGGAAATGTTCGCATGGGCAGGTCCTGATTGTATGCATGGTAAGTGTAGAGAAGGTAAGATGAGCTGCGGCTGCCCTTTTACGAGTGATAACCCTACTACAATAATTAAAGCATATTACCCGTTACTGGCCAGAGGTGATGAGTAATGTTGATAATACTAACCGGTCCCGATGGAAGTGGTAAATCTACATTAGCTAAACAACTCTCAGCACAGACGGGTTACCCCATACAACATAGAAGCAAACCTAAGAACCAGGCTGAGAAAGATGCTATGATGGCGATGTACAGAGACTTAGCTGTAGCTGGTGCTGATGTAATACTAGACAGGGCTTGGTACTGTGAAATGGTGTACGGAGATATTATGAGAGACAAATCATATATAAATGTAGACCAGATGTACGAGCTGGAGGTCCTGGTAGCCAGAAACGGCGGCGGTATTATAATTCACTGCACCGATGAAACTAATAAGTTATGGGATAGATGCATGGAACGCGGTGAGGAACATATACAAGATTATGAAACACTAGCAAGTATTAAGCATATGTATGAGTGGCTTATGCACTCTGTGCCTCATACATTACCTGTAGTTAGGTACACTATCAATGAGAATCTGTCCTAAATGTGGGTGGAAATACCCTAGCACTTATGTCAATACTAAATGTAAGTTTTGCGGTACTACATTTGATGTTCAGATCTGCAGCACCTGTAAAAAGTTAGTCCCTACCTACAAGTTTTATAGGCGTAGTGATGGAAGACTAACACGGCGGTGCCCAGACTGCAACCGCAAGGACTCTAGGGACTGGGACAATGCGCATAAGGAACGTAGGCTTGCTAGGGTGTATAAGTTCTATGACAAGCGCCTCATCGCTGCGGAAAAGAAAATGTACGATTGGATGGAGAGACTACAAGCGTTACCCCCTAAGATTATGAATGAAGAAGAATGGTTAGAGACTTGTAGATATTTTGGAGGGTGCGCTATATGTGGTAATGAATATATAGAGACCCGACACTTCTTTATACCGTTCGAAGAGGGTGGCCGGTACGCTGTATGGAATATGATACCTCTATGTGGTACATGTGCCGCTAAGCTACCTAAGTCTATTGGTAATCCTTTTAAGTGGTTTGATAAATATTTCGGCAATGCGGAAGCACTGGGACTAAATGAAGAACGTAAGAATAAGCTGGTAAGTTATCTATACCATAAAATGAAGGAGGTTGAATAACGTGAAGGAATTTACTATCAAAGTGAAAATGCAAGATAGATGGATACCACATTTTTGTAGCATGCTGAAGTACATGGAAAAGTTAGGAAGTTGGGGGAGTAGTAGAGCAGTTGGTTTATTTGCAGATGGCGACGGTGATTTTAGACCGAAATTTGAATTTGATATTGAATTTGAGGAAGTGCCACCAGCAAGCGAACATGATGGAAACCGTGTATATGATGCGGGATAAGGAGGTCGAACACGATGGCTAAAACAATAAGAATCAAACGCATACTTAGCCATGAAGAAGCACAGAAAAAAGCAGAAGAAACATGCCCACATGGAATGCCATATTTTTTATTATCATGCCATCAATGTGACAAATATGATTATTGCAATTTACTTTGGGAATTTGAAGAAAGCGAGGTCGAGGAAGAATGACATGCAAAGAATGTTTATATTACGAGCCTGATTACGGCACATGGGGAGTTTTTGGGTGGTCTGGAGATGGCTCAAAAGGGTATTGTTGTGTTGAGCCTAAGCGGGTATTTGTTGACGGCAAACGTGTAAGATGTAAGTACTTTCTGCCCAAAGAAGAAAGCGAGGCCAGTGAATGAGGCAAATAAGAGCACAGGTATTTATGAATTTCACAAAGGAGTTATCTACACTGTCAAAGTGTGAGGAAAGGCACGTGGCTGCTATTATAACTGATAAAGAATTGATGCAAGTGTACTCTATAGGCATAAATGGAGGGCCTAAAGGACTACAGGATTGCTTGTGTAATATAGACGGTAAGTATGGATGTTTGCATGCAGAAATTCAGGCTATTGCTAAATGCTTATCAGATGCACAAGATAAAGTAATGTTTGTGACACTAGCGCCTTGTAAACAATGCGCCACAGCTATCATAAATGCTCCCGGCGGTTTCAGTAGGGTATACTACCATGAGGACTGGAAAGAGGACGCTGGTCTCAAGTTATTAAAGGCAGCAGGAATACAAGTTTTAAAATTGTAGGGGTATTTATATGCCCCTTTGAAAAACTAGAAGTTTTACGGACTTGTAAAATTAATTAATACAGGTTCGTGATAAAGGGGCTAAGGTTAAATTATTAATATACTATCACGTACTTGTAAAAATTAGTATAGATGTGTAACAAGTATTTTTAATATAAAAAGATGTTAAAATATTATTTATATACAAAGGCTTGTGGTGTTGCCGTGCAAGGCGGTGGAGAAAGGAGGGGGAGAAAAGATGTTCTCTATCTCAAAACAGGATGCGTTAAAAATAGTACAAGCTATGAGGATGCTGAAGCTTCTCGATGAGCAATTTTTCAATGATATTGATGGAGCTGAAAGACTAATGAATGATTTAACTTTGTTTGTTATTGGAGAGGAAGATGAAAAGTGAAATGTTTTGCTGACGTAGGCGTAAAAGGTGCAAAAGGTTGTGCAGCTCTTACAGAGAAGCAATGCGACAACTGTCCATTCTTCAAAACTGTAGAGCAGAAACGCATAGATGACATGAAGATATTTAAAAGACTTAATTCTTTAGATAATGCTACAAAGATGCGCATTTCTGAAAAATATAATCTGAGGTTATATTAATAATCAATGTAAGGAAGAGAGGTGAGATTTTTGGATAACATGAAAATCATTCAAATAATTGAGAAAGAGTACTTGCAATACCGTAAGAATGGCGGATGGCTTTCTTTTCCAACATTCGCGCATCAGTGGTTGAAGGAAAATAAAGAAATCATTAGAAAAGCGATTGATGAGAATGATTGAACTTAATTATATAGCCTGTCACAACGGTAAGAAGTGTAGAATATTAAGCATACCCTTAAACAATAACAAGATTTTAATTGAATACATAGACACTAAAATACGTAAAGAATTAAGGTTAGATGATGTAGAAAAACTTCAGTATGTAGAACCGGAGGTATATTGTCCACTGAAGCTGGTGGAGGATAAGGAGGTATATTATGGCAAGTATCAAAATAGTAATACACGAGCATGAAAAACAAGCAGTATTAAAGGCCTTAAAGAAAAAACAAGGCGTAACGATATCTGTTTCTAAGATAGCTGAATTAGCCAAACTAAACCCCAATAGAACTCGCTTCATAATCGAGGATCTGATTGAAGAGGGTAGGTTAAAGAGAATACCTACAAAGAAGTTCAATGAGAGATATATTAGGTACAGTTATGAAATAATAAAGGGGGAATGATTTGCGATGGCAGTTATTAAAAGTAAGCGTAAGTCAGTTATCAAAAAAGGAACTAATTTCTCATATAACCCAGAGACGTTCGCTAAAGAGCATTCTGTAGATTTTTTTCATGAGGCTAAATCAGCGCAGGAAATAATAGACAACATAGTTCCATTTGAAATAAATGGAAGGAAGTTTATTGTATTCGACACAGAGACCTATTCGACACCATTGAAGAGCAATGAGATACCAAACGGATTGGTTAGAAGATGGGTAGGGTCAGGTAAATCAGCCAAACCTCAAGACTTACCATTTTGTATAAGTATTTGTGATGGTAAGAGAGCTTACACTCTACACGACACTTTGGACAATAACTACAATGAGTTTCGTAAATTGGCAGCAATATTCGAGGACCCAAGTATTGAGAAAATCGCCCACAACTGGAAATTTGACGCTCATATGCTTGCCAACATAAATATGAAGATTGTAGGTAAAGTCCACGACACTGTAGTTCTCGCAAAGCTAATAGATGAAAATAGATTCTCGTTCCAATTAAAAGATATTGTTAGAAAATATGAAGGTCACATAGTTAAATTCGAGTATATGCTGGACGCATACAAGAAGACTCACAAGGTAGCAGACTACAGAATGTTCCCTAGAGAATTGATAAACAACTACGCTAATGCCGACGTTTGGAACTGTTACTTAGTATTCATAAATGAATTCCCACTATTAGAAAGAGATGGCTTGATGCCACTGTATGAAAATGAGATGGAGCTTATGATAGCTTTATATGCTGCAGAAAGATACGGTATAGCAGTAGACCTAGATTATGAGAAACCAATCAAGACAGAACTACAGACATTAACTGATAATG